TCCTTACGGAAGTAAAGGAATGAAAAAAGGTGGCAAAGTTAAAAAACAAGGCTACAAAGATAGAGAAGATGAATCTCTAGGCATGAGAACTGGAAAAGAATCTACTAAGAAACAATCTATGAAAGCTCGTAGAGATGAATCTTATGGAGCTTGGGGTAAAAGAAAAGCTAAGTTCGGACGTAAGAACAAAGTTAATAAGTAGTAGGTAACTATGGGAATATTTGGAATAGCCAAAAAAGGTTTTGGTAAAGCTTTGAGAAAAGTTAAAGGTAAATCTAAATCTAATTGGGTTAAAGATAAAGCTGGAACTATTACAGGTGTTAAACCTGGAACAGGTAAAGTTCCTTGGTATATTGATTCAGGCGGAAAAAATTTACAGAGAAGAGCTGACATAGTTAGAACTCATAGTAAAGTTAAAACTATCGATAAAATAAACGCTGCTGAAAAGAAAATCAAAGAAGGAACAAAAGAGCTTAAACATTTAAGACAAACTGGTTGGACTAAACGAATCGGTAGAGGCAGAAAAAAGAGCTATTTTCCAAAGGCAAAGTAATGAGAAAATTTAGATCACCAAACGCAGGACGAACATCTTTATCATTACAACATGATACAAGTCCAAGATCCGGGTACCGTCCACCAGCAGGTCATAACGCTGATGGATATACGATGCCTGAAAGAGTGGGATTTAAAAAAGGTGGGAAAGTTAAAAAGAACTGGATACAATCAGTAAATAAATCAATCAAGAAACGTGGAACTAAAGGAAAGTGTACACCTATTACAAAAAAAGGTTGCACTGGAAGAGCAAAAGCGTTAGCATTGACATTCAAGAAAATGGCTAGAAAAAGAAAAGGAAAATAATATGCCAATAAAAATAGTACCAGCAGATAAGGGAAGACGACATAGAAACACTAAAAGAGAAAATAGACTAGAAGAACTGGGAAGAGTAGATGCTGAAAAAGCATACACTAGAAAAGGTCAAAGAAATTTAAGAGAAGAAAAATCTAGAATTAGAAAAGAATTAGCAACAGGGGGAAGTGCAGCACAAAACCCGATGGACACAGGAAGAGATCGTTCAGCTGATTTTAATGCTAAAAGAAAATTCAGAGACAGATTAAAAAAATTAACTGAAAAAGGAAAACAAAGCCCAGGTCGTCCAGGTGGTAAAGGACCTAAATCAGATAAGAGATGGAATAAGGGAGATAAATTTATGACTCCACTTAAAAGAAAAAAATATAACATAGGTGGAAGAGCTAACTTACTAGAAGAAATGGGTCGTATCGATGCAAGAAGACACCCTGATAGAGCAGACAGAGCTGAGAAAAGAAGAGTTATTGGAGAATTAAACAAAGGTTATAAATCTGGTGGAAGATCTGTTAAAAGAATAGGATCAACTCAACAAGGTGCTGATGAAGGGGCTACAGGAACAACGAGAACAAGAGCACAAATTGAAAAATACCATAAACGTTCTGAAAGACCAAAACATAAACAACCTCTTAGAATTAAAAAATTTGCTAGTGGTGGTGCAGTCCTTAAAGGCAAAAAAGTAGGCTGTCAAATTAAGTAATGATCACACATTTTATAAACTGGATAAAAGGTTTATTCAGTAAAAAAGAAGAACCTATTATACTAGAAGAAATTAAGGAAGAAATACAAGAAGTAGTTAAACCACAAAGAGCTGAACATTGTACATCTCATGCAAGATTTAAAAAAAGTTGTAGACCATGTCAAGCTGCAATAGCTGGTTTAGCATATTAATATGGCTGATTTAGAAAACGTAATCTATAGATTAAGAAGAGCATTAGATGCTCGTATTACTCAATTATCTATATCTGTTACATCCGGAGGGGTTGACAATATGGAAACTTATAAGTATATAATAGGACAAATTAACGCCTTAGAGGCAACAAAACAGGAACTCTCTAACCTGCTAGATACAAAGGAGCAAAATGAAGACAGAGGAACAGTTATCAACATCAACGGTACCAAGCCAAAAGATAATCACACCAAATAAAGAATTAGTCGGAGTTAAAAAATCCGAACCTAAAAAAGAAGTTACCAATCAAAAAGAAAAATTACCACAACCAACTGGTTGGAGAATTTTAGTTTTGCCATTTAAAATGAATGAAACAACTAAAGGGGGAGTAATTATGAACGAATCAACATTAGAACGTCAACAAGTTGCGTCACAATGCGGAAACGTATTAGCAATGGGATCAGAATGTTATAAGGATAAAGAGAGATATCCAACAGGTCCATGGTGCAAGGTTGGTGACTGGGTGGTCTTTGCACGTTATGCAGGATCACGAATCAATATTGAAGGTGGGGAAGTAAGGTTGTTAAATGAAGATGAAATTTTAGCAACCGTCAAGGATCCAGAGGATCTCTTGCATAAATACTAACATAGAAGGAGAAAAACTATGCCAGAAGAAGAAAAGAAAAAACCTAGTGAGAAAACAGTAGATATAGATACTTCAGGACCTGAAGTAGATGTTGCTGTTGAAGACACAAAGGTTGACGAGGTAATAGAAACGAAAGAAGAAACAAGTGCACCGGAACAAGAAACAGTAGAACCAGAAACAGTAAAAGAAATAAAAAAGGAACAAAAAGAAGATGATTCTAAGTTAGAGGATTATAGTAAAGGTGTTCAATCACGTATTGCTAAACTTACTCGTAAGATGAGAGAAGCAGAACGTAGAGAAGAAGCAGCTATACAATATGCTCAAGCTATAGAAAATAAAAGAAAACTTGATCAGGAAAGATTTCAAAAAGTCGATGCTGATTATACTAAAAAATTTGAGGAAAGTGTTAAAAGCGGAATGGAGTCAGCGCAAAAAGAATTAGCGATGGCTATTGAAGCTGGAGATGCCAAAGCTCAAGTTGAAGCAAACAAACGTATCGCAGAACTTGCGTTTGATAATGCTAAATTACAACAACGAAGATCTGTACAGGCCG